CCGTCAGGGCTTTGCGTACTCATCTCCCCGACCCCATAAATAGATTTTTTACGGGCTTTAGGGCGCAAAGATTTTTTAGGTGCTGGCATTCTAATCTCCATCGGTTGTGGTGACAGTAACTCTTCCTACGGACGCTACCATATACTGGGCTGGATTCCATATAGGGTTCCACCCCCATAGCTGCCTGCTGGCATCCTGAGATGTGTCAGGCCGTGGGTTTTGCAAAGACTGCGGGTCGTTGATCTTTACGCGGCCCAGAAAGTTTTGAGGCTGATCCGGGTCGAGAACATCACGACCAACCAAGAAGCCCGTCTTCACGCCGTTGTTGTACTCAGGCACAAGATCGCTCAGTGGGTAACGAAACCCAGTCTTGTCGCAGAAGCCGAATGCGTATTTGCCCTTAGCGTAAGACATCAGCCACCCATCATGTATGTGCTGAACGGAACGAAGCGAACAGAAGCCCTCTCCTCATCCTCGCCCGCTGCCAGATTGAACTGGAACTCATACTCCTCCTTGAGTGGCATGACACGCGCAGCAGCCTCAGGTCTCTTCATGGCGATGTAGTACGCCAAACCAGAGGCAAGCGCAGGAACAAAGCGCGGGGGCACCGAGGCTACAGACGAGCCAATGCCGGAGGAGAGGCCATCTATCCCCTTTAGGCGGTAGTACAGAAGCGTATATGTCGTAGTGGCGTCAGGGACAGGCCACAGCGTCACCTTCGTTTCTGTGGGGAGTCGCTGAACGTAAACCTGAGTAGGCCGTCCCTGAGTGTTCTTATTCGTCTGCTGGGCATAGGTGGACACGCTAATGCGCTCCAGTGCCGTGTCGGTCTGGCTTGTACCAGTACCTGTACGAACCTGATGCTCAATTAGATCAATCGTGTCAGACGGCATCGTGTAGGTCGCCGTGCCAGCGGTGATGGATAGGGTGCCGGAGTCAATCGTGAAGAGGTTCAGGCCGCGATTCTGCCACTCCAGCGTCAGCAGGTTGAGACTGCGCCGTGCCGTCTTCAGGTCATAGCCAGAGCGCATCTCAAGGCCAGCCCGCTCATAGGCTTCCTCAAACAGTTCAGGTAGGTCTGGAGTAACTACGGCCATGGATCACTTCCTAAACTTCGCGGTCTTTTGCGCGATCTTCTTGGGTTGCGCTACGAACTGTTTGCCCCTCGCTGTACCTTCGCGCTTGGCTTTCGTTGTTGCAGCATACTCTGCTGAGCTAAGTGCGTCACGCGCCTTATTCGGCAGGTAACGCTCGCCTGTCTTTCCGGACGGCTTTCCGCTCTTTGTCCCCCAGTCTTCCTTAGTCCACTTGGTCATGGACTTCTGGGCCGCAGTCTTTTCGCCAGTATACTTTCCGCCCTTCTCGCGGTAGATTTTCCCAGCAAGCTGCATGGCACGGGCAGAGTGCTTACCGCCCATCTTGGCCTTGGCTTCCGCCTTGGACTTTTCCCACAGCTTTTCGTTCGTGCGGCCCATGCGTCACTTCTTTTTCTTGGCTGGCTTCTTCGCCACGCCCTTGATCGTGCCCTTGTTCTCGGAGGCATAGAAGACGCGCTCGCCCTTCTTCTTGCCATACTGCTTTTCCATGGCCTTCTTGACCTTCTTGCCTTTGGCTGTGAGTGGCATCCTATTCCCCGTTAGCTGTGACCCCATCTGAGCACGAGAGATTGTCATGATCCTTTTACCCACTTCTTAGAACTAGATTTAGTCTTACTTGGCGACCACTTCTCACGGTCGGCCCAATAAGCTGCGGACATCTTGCCCTTCGAAATGTTCTTTGCATGGCGAGACTTGAACGCCTCGCGCTGCCCTACGGTCTGGTTTGTCTTCACGCCCTGCTGACCAAAGCGGATTGTCTTCACTTGGTTGCCTTCTTTGGCCACAACAATGTGAGACTTCGTCGGATGATCTGGCGTCCTCTTCGGCTTGTTATAGCCAGAGACCCCAGCGCGAGATAGACGAGAATCCTTCTTGGTTTCAGCCATTTGACACCAACACCAAAATAAACATGGAAGATGCTTCGTTGTTTTGAGAACTGCTTTGAGCCGTTGCTTCAACCGTCACCTTTTCCGGGATAGGAACAGGATACTCAAAGGTGTAGTCCGCAACTCCGTTGTTGACGGTGGTGATCGCGACCGCGCGGCGGATGTTGTCCCCACCTACCCTGAGCAGGCGACCAACAACTTGTGCAGAGCCGCCCGCCTGACCAGCCGAGAAAAGCCCCTGCACAAGGTGGCCCGTATACCCAGCGGGTATGGTGTAACTGCCAGTGATACGTCGGTTGTAGTCAAACTTGATGAGGTCGTAGACAGTTGCTGGAACACCCGCCGTTACCGTGCCAGTTCCAAAGTAAATGTCCCCAGCAGCAGAGTTACCAGAACCAGCGGTCGCAACATACGCATCATTTATGTGAATGAAAGATTGCGTAGTCAGAACCTCTGTCTGACCATTCAGGGTAACCGTTTCCGAGATTTCTCTGTGGTTTGCATCAAGCCCTTCCACATAAACGGTTCTTGCTCCAGTGCCCGCAGCAGCATCATCTGTGCTGGAAGAACTGACCTTCATCTGGAGGGCCGCAGCAGGAAACGGTATGATCCCCGCATAGGGCCAAACAGTGACACGGGTTTGATCTACGTCTGGGTTGTATCCAAAGACAACAACAGACCTGTGGCCAGTGATCTGCCCACGAGCGACCTGAAGCTCGAATGGCTCGGTAAGCCCAAACCGAGAGATGGATGATATTTCCCGAGCCATTCTATTCTCCTTACGACCAAAAGACGGTCGCTGCAGTCATGTTGGTTGCAGTGGCAATGTACGGGTCAGCTTCAAAGAGGACGCCAGTCCCCGGAATGAAGATGTCGTAAGTGCCAGCTGCGGCGAAGTCCAAGTCGATCTTGGTTGCCCCGCCATTGCCGGATGTCATTGTCAGGCGACCAGCACCAGACACAGTAATCACAACCTGACGAATGCGAGCGCGACCAATAGAAGCCGCGCCTGTACCCGTCAGGCGTTTAGAATTGACATCATATTCATCTGCCATGCTTTAGCCCTCCTTCTTTGCAGAGGCCTTCTTCGCCGCAGGCTTTGCAGGAGCGGCTTTCGCCGCCCCCTTGTTTTGGACTTTGCTGTTTAGCTTACCCATAACTCAGCCCTTACGAAACGGTGGCCGAGAAGGGAGTAGCTTCAGTGCCAGTCGCTGCGCCAACAATACGGACAATCCACAGGTTGGTGGCAACATCCTGAAGTTCAACGGTGCAACCCTTGATACCGCCAGTGGTCGAGCCATTGAAGGTGATGGTGTCGCTGTCTGCTGCAGTCTCGAAGATCGAAGCAGAAGCATCCGAGTCGTTCGCGACAATGGCTGCGCCAGCCATAATGTCGGTTGCGTCAGCAACTTTGATCGTGGTGCTGTTCGAGGTGACCGTGGTGACAACTACAAAGCGGTAGCTATTGCCTGTGCCTGTTGCGGCAGGCAGAGTCACAGCAATACCAGCAGCGCGATCCAGAAGGACAGTGCGGCCAGCATGCGATGCGGAGGTTGCAGTCAAGGTCGATGCGGTCGCGGAAACAAGCGAGTCGGCGCCAGAAATAAAGCCTGCGGTCGATACTACCGGGCCGGAAAACGTCGAAGTACCCATTTTGATCTCCTGTCGTGGGTGAAGTCAGCCACACCATGCGGCTGTCAGGGACAGGAAAATAATAACATATACCCCCAAAAAAGAAAGGGGCGACCGAAGCCGCCCCTCCCTCTAAGTTCAATTGAACTTATGCACCGAGATATGTTGTTTACGGTGTCAACCTGTAAACGTAACTCATGCCCCCGGGCTGCCGTAGATACCCAGCGGGTCGGAAACACCGAACGAGTAACGCTCACGCGCTTTGTAGCGCACGTTGCCCGTGTCGAAGTCGCCGTCCATCGAGGTCTGCATGGCGGTACGCACAAAATGCTTCATGCCATTCGGGACATCGGTGGTGAGGAACCATGCATCAGTATCGGTGAGATAGTGATTGACACGGTAGCCCTCGGGGATCGAGCCGTTCGACTTGAGTGCGTTGATGTCGTTATCGGCGGTGCCGACACGCAGTTCCGTCTGGAGGAGGCGGGTTGCAACGAACATCAGCGACGGCGGCACGATCAGCTTACGCGGACGTGCGGCGATCAGCAGGCCACGCTCGTCAGTGAACGCTGCGATATCGATCACAGCCTGTTCGAGCGAGGTTTCGTTAAGGTCAGCCGCCACGGCGGGACGGTTGGCGTTGTTGCCGCCAGCCACAGTGCCGTGAGTCGTGCTGAACAGGTAAGCGCCGTCACCCGATTGGAAGGTGTCGAAGCCCGTGTTCAGCAGCGATGCTGCCTTAACCTGCTTGGTGTAAGCCATGGCGCGAGCCAGAGCTTTCGTATAACGCGCGGACAGCGAGTCATACAGGTTGTCTTCCATCGCTTCTTCAGTGATGGAGAAGCCCATTGCCACGGTTTCGTGGTTGTAACGGGCAGTGAAAGACTCCTGTGCGTTGTCATACGAAATGGATGCACCTTCGGCTTTCACCGGAGCAGCACCGAAGCCCGAAAGCTTCACCTCTTCCTCGAAGCTACGCTCAGAGGTTTCGGTTTCGTAGATTTCCGCATGTTCGTTTTCGTACTTACCGTACTCAAGACCGAACAGGGCGTTAAGGCCCGGCAGAAGCTC